AATATTTTTTTGTAAAAACTTGAAAAAAATTCAAATTAACGCTTGACCTTGAATTTAATTCATGTTAAGATGATGTCACAAAAGGAGGTGATATTAATGCCCGAGAAATTTTATTTAGCTGAATTAAGGGCAAGAAAGGGTCTTACACAAGCCCAAGTAGCCGCGGATTTAGGCGTATCTTTACCGACCTATGGCGCGTGGGAAAAGGATATCTCCAACGTGGCTATAAGTAAAGTTGTAGCAGTGGCTGCATACTTTGGGTGTACTGTAGACCAAATTTTTTTGACCAGAAACTTGAATTAAAATCAAGTAAAGTAAAGGAGGGGCAGTGCACATGATTAGAAAAGTGGTTTCGGTCGCTCAAATGTCGACTGTGCTCGGTGTTAGCCTAACAGCTATCCGGGAGGGCATCGCAAGAGATAGATTTCCATTTGCCTACGCCTGGCAGTCGCCAGGTAAGAAATCCCGTAGCTTTGTCATCGATAAAGAGGGGTTTAGAACATTCCTTGTTCATTCGCTAGGTTGGGATGTGAAAGTAGTTGATGCGGAGTTTAAATCCGCAGGAATTCATTAGGAGGAATTAATCATGACATGGATTGACACAGGAATGCATTTGAGCTTAGCTGCAGCAGCAGTAGCATCTATTTTATCAATGATGACGATATAAAGGAGATCAATTTATGGGTTATATGTTAATTGGCACGTTTTTGGTCGCAGGTTCTATGGGAGCCTTAGAACTCGACCAAATTGGATGGGAACAGTTCATATTGCAATCGTTAATCGGACTGGTTATATCTCTATACGGATTTAAAAAAGATATGGCAGAAGTTGACGCAGAAGAGCAGGAAGATGTCACATACATCCCAAGAGTGAGAACTCACGGTGATTATTGTAAAAACCCTTATTACAACTAAAAGGAGACAGAAAATGACAAAACCTTATATCAGTAAGCAAAAGGTAAGGGACTTCGTATCTCGCGTCAGTTCTGACAAAACCGATGCAATTGAAAATGAATACGAAGCTCTATTGACTCAAGAAATTAAATCGCTAGATGCCTTTAAGCGTTTAGAAGAGGCTCTATCCGAAGCACGGAAAGCTGCTAGAGAAATTAAACAAGCGGGGTTTGGTGATAGCGTTTTGGCTAGTATTCCGAAGTCGGAATTTTTAATTGATCGCATGATTAGTCGAGGTAAGAGCTTCTATAATGAACCACTAAAAGAATGGGCTGCTATTTGTGAACTCTTAAAGCCGTTCGTGGAACGACTATCAAAAGTACGCAACGCCAGACAAAGCGCTTACAGAATTATTGATGAAGCACAAACAGGTAGAGCTGCTGCAGATGCGTTAAGAGAAGCAGGCCTAGATTATTACACATGGGAAAATAGGAAGCCGGAGATGGTGCTTGATTTAAGCGCTTTGAAAGGTGGTGATTAAATTGCGAAATTGTAGTACCTGTCCAAAGCGAGATTATTGCATTCCTGATGAATGCGAGGATTTGGGCATAAAAAATGAGCCTGATGATGCGGCAACATCAACAAGCTCAAATTAGAAAATATCCATTTAAAGTATACCACAGAAAGGACACCTTATGGAATTCTTATTAGTTACTTACGATACCAGTGATTATTACTGGCAAAATAATACACCTGTACATAGTCCAGATGAATTTTGGTTTAGATATTACGAATCCGATACAAATGTTCCAATTGATAGCATTGGTGTCGGTGATTGGGTTGTTGTTAAATCAAGAAATGGACTAGGCGTTGCTCGTGTTTTGAAAAAGGCAAAAGACCTTGATACTGTTCGGATGCAAGGTTTCAAAGGAAATGTAGTCAAACAGGTCATTGCAGTTATCGATACTTCTAAATGCGATAAACGCGAAAGCAATCGAGCTAAGTTGGAGGACATAGAAAAGAAACTCGAACAAAAGGCTAAGAACGCTGAGCGCTTGACTATGTATCGATTACTTGCAAAAGATAACCCAGAATTCTCGGCAATACTTACTGAGTATGAATCTGTGAAGGCGTCTGTCGATGAATTATAACGCTTTTATCAACTCCAAGTCTAAAATGTCAGAATCTCACGGATTTGATATCAATACAGGTATGCTAAACAAACACCTATTTGATTTTCAACGAGATATCGTTAAGTGGGCCTTGGCAAAAGGTAAAGCCGCCATATTTGCGGATTGTGGATTAGGTAAAACTTTAATGCAGCTGTCCTGGGCGTATGAGATTTATCTACATACAGGTGGATCAGTACTCATATTAGCACCACTAGCTGTGGCCGCTCAAACACAGTCTGAGGGTGAACGTTTCGATATTCCTGTGACTATATGCGAATCCGATGATGACATTGTACCAGGCGTTAATATTACGAATTACGAGAAATTGGGCCGATTTAATACCGATAATCTGATAGGTGTCGTGCTTGATGAATCGAGTATCCTAAAGTCATTTACTGGTAAAGTACGTACGGATTTAATAAATCGATTCAGTAATACACCATATCGGCTGGCGTGTACAGCAACACCTGCTCCAAATGACTATATGGAGCTTGGCAATCATGCGGAGTTCCTTGGCATTATGAGCCGTAATGAGATGCTATCTATGTATTTCACGCACGATGGTAGCGATACCGCTAAATGGCGATTAAAAGGCCATGCAGAGAATACCTTTTGGGAGTGGATGGCGTCATGGGCAGTAGTGTTAGATAATCCGGCATCCCTGGGTTATGAAGATGATGGTTACGAATTGCCTGAGTTACACGTACATGAAATTGTTGTTGATAAAACAGGTGAGGATGTCCCTACTTTATCCTTACTGGAACGCCGCAGGGCTCGCAAAGCATCTCTTGAATCAAGATGTAGAGCAGCAGCTGATTTAGTCAATGCATCTAATGAGCAATGGCTAGTGTGGTGCGACCTTAATGATGAATCGACTACTTTGAAAGAAATGATTGATCTCGCAGAGGACGTCAAAGGTAGTGATAAGGCGACTCGAAAGCAGGGCATGATGTTAGGTTTTGGTTCTGGATTCCTAAAATGTTTGGTAACAAAACCAAGTATCGCTGGATTCGGAATGAACTGGCAAAACTGCCACAATATGATATTTGTCGGGCTATCGGATAGTTATGAACAGTATTATCAAGCACTTCGCCGATGCTGGCGATTTGGCCAGAAGCATGAGGTGAACGCATATATCGTAATCTCCGAAAAGGAGGGCGCGGTTAAAGCAAACATCGAACGTAAGGAAGCGGATGCTATAAAAATGAGGGACGCTATGATTGCGCTAACCCGTGATGCTGTTCGTACTGAATTATCTAAAACTAGACGGGAATCAACGGAATACAATCCGTGTGTGCCGATGGTGTTACCTAACTGGGCAGAAATGAGGGCTGTTATATGACTAAAATTTACGTAAGCCATCCATTCGGAGGATTGGCTAAAAATAAAAAGAATGCTGACTCTGTATTAAAGTGGCTGCAGGACAATATGGGCGTATTTCCAATAAAAGAACCTTTTGGTAGTGATACACATAACATATTCCTATCACCCATACATATATTGGGGCATTTGTACAATAAGGTCGATTATGATACCGGCATAGACTGGTGCATTGACCTTCTAAGTGGCTGCGATGCAATTGTAATGTGCAACGGCTGGGAGATCTCAACCGGGTGCAACTTGGAATTAGCTTATGCTAAGGGGCATAACATAAGAGTCATCCACATCAATGAGTTAAAAGCAGCCAAATTAACTAAATTAGCTGTTGACGCAGGCATGAATATAGCTATAGCCTCCCTTGCTGGAGTCGCAATGCTGCAAGCGCTAAATAAGAAAGCAAAGGAGGATTTACAACGTGAACGTGCTAAATCAGTTAATTGAGTCCCGATTTGCAATTTATAACGGCGACTCAGTAGAAGTGCTAAAAGGGCTACCTGATGATAGCGTTCATTACTCTATATTTAGCCCGCCATTTAGTAGTTTGTATGTCTACTCTAATTCTGATAGGGATATGGGAAACTCATCTACTGATATCGAGTTTTGGCAACATTTCAAGTATTTAATCGCAGAACTATACCGTGTAATAATGCCAGGGCGATTAGTATCGGTCCATTGTATGGATTTACCACTCACGAAATCCAGGGACGGTGTTATCGGAATGAAAGACTTTCCTGGTGACATTATTCGAGCCTTTCAGGATGCTGGATTCGTGATGCATTCTCGTGTCACGATTTGGAAAGACCCTCTCATTGAGGCTACTCGGACAAAGGCGCTAGGGCTTTTGCACAAGCAAATTGTAAAAGATTCTGCCATGTGTAGAATGGGGGCGCCTGATTACATCGTGACGTTGCGTAAACCTGGTGATACTCAGAACCTATTGCAC